TTAGCATTGCCCCGAATACACCGCCGCGCTCTGGCCCGGCGTGCCCGGCGTCGCCAGCGGGAAGGGGGCGTAGCCGTCCACGTTCCCGTTTGTGCAGGACGCCGGCCCGCTCGTCCCGCTCTGATACGTCCGCGTGCAATAATTCCCGCACACGTCCACCAGCGCCTTGCTCTGCCCGGTCGGATAATCATTCACCGCCACCGCCCACTGGATCGGCCTCCCCACCGCTCCGGCCTCCGTCACGATGGCCAGAGGCGAGACGCCGCTCGTGCCTACGTAGCTGATCGAACCGTCCGCGTTATAGGTCCCCGTCAGCGAAGTCCGCCAGGCCATCGCCGCGAACTTCGCGTCCGACATGATCGCCGCGCAATCCGCCGCCCAATCGCCGTCCGTATATTCCGAGGAGACCGTCACAGTGACCGTGACGGTTGAAAAGGCGCTTGGCCACGCATAGCCGGACTGAATGACGCCGGCCAAAAACTCGAAGGTGAGCGAGGTGGCTGTCATCGTCGGCAGGCTGAGCATCGTGAACCGCGGCCAGGTGATGGAGCCGCCCGGAGGCAGCAGGTAAAACGCGCCCGCCGCGCCGCCGATGCCGAAGTTCGCCGCATTCACCCCGTAATAGCACATCGCCGCCTGCGCATCGCCCGGATAAGCGTCCCCCGTGTAAGACCACGTCCCGTATTGGGTGCCAAAAGTCCACTGCCGCGTCACCGTCCCGTTCCCGCTCGCGAACCCGGCAAACACATTCGCCTCCGTCAATACTCTATAGCTCCCGGTCCCCGCGTAATTCACATCCATCCCGTCCTGGTTCACCCCGCCCCAAACCGCCGAATAGATCCCGCTGGTCTCCGGGATGCCGCCAAAATGCGCCGTGTCCGCCCAGGGGGCCGTCGCGCTGCCCGTGATCGCGCTGGTGCAGACATAAAGCGTCCACATCTGCGGAACCGTGTTCCCCTCCACCACCGCCCGCGAAAATTGCGATTCGCTGATGACTAAATCCCCGGCATTGAAATTCCCGGACCCGCTCCACGATCCCCCCGTGGACGATGGAATCTGCCACGGCGCGCTGCCTGTCAGCGTCCCGCTGTTCGTCCACACCTGCAAGGATGGCCACGAAAACCCCGTGAACAGCGCCGGCTTGGCCCAAGCCGCGCAAATCTGCTTCGCCTCCGGACACGACAATGGAAATCGTTTGCTCATAAAGCAGGTCTCACGCAAAGACGCAAAGGCGCGAAGTAGGAGTTCGGAGTTCCGGCTTCAGCCGGTCCGTCTCTTTGCGCCTTTGCGCCTTTGCGTGAGATCTTCATGGTCAGGAATGATGATACGGCCCGGTGCAAAGAAACGTCCGATACGTCGTCGCGTCCCCGCCTTCGCAGGTGTTCAGCTCGTAAAACTTCACCGGCTGCCCCGCCACCACCGAGAGCAACTGCGCCGCCGAAATGAGCACATATTGCGCGTCAACCGATCCGCCGCTTCCCCCTTGCAGCGCAATCCCAGGCCCTCCATCCACCAGCGACAGCCCGCTCCGCCCATTCCCCTTCGACCACAAATAAACCCCCGGCAACAATTGCGTATAGGCCGAAAGATGACTCTGCAAATCCGTGACGCTCTGCGCCAGCAGAGTGTCACTGCAAACCCGGTTGCCCGGACTCGGCGAACTCACCGGCACATTCGACCCCAGGGCCACCGCTCCGCTGCCCGACCCGGTGTTCATGTAATCCCCGCCGATCAGGAACAGCCAGCGCGGCCCCCGGTTCACCCGCAGCCTCTCCACCAGGTCCGCGTTCCCCAAATGTTGCGCCGGCCCGAACACCAGTTCCGTCTTCCCCGTGTCATCATAATTCACCTGCTGAATGCAGGCGTTCATCCCCGCCCACTCCGCCAGTCCCCCCGACAAATTCAGCACATGCCCAATCGGGCACACATCGCTGATCTCCGTCTCCACCACCGCAAAAGTCCCCTGATACTGCGGAATGCTCTCAATCCCGTAAATATACCCCGGCAGCCCGTAGGGCACCGGCTCGGCCAGCCCCGTCAAGTAAGGCGCCGACGTATAAGTCCCGCTCGTCAAATTCGTCAGCTTCACCTTGATCGTCAGCGGATGACACTGCACCGTGCCGCCGTTGACGGCCGTGCCCGTATCGCTCGCATTGTCCGTATAGGCAAAATACGCCGTAATGGTCGCCTGCACGGCCGCCCCGGCCGCTCCCGCTCCCGTCAACATCCATGGCGCCGCCGTCCCCTCCACCAATATATTCCCATAAATCCCAGTATTCACATCATTCCCATTCGGGTCCTGCACGAGCGGCGCGACCGCGCCGGATGGGTCCTGGTAAAAGGCCAGATTGCTCACCTTCGCCAGAGATGGGAATAAGGCGACCCAGAATGGGAGCGAGGAGGACCCGCCGGTGGGATCGGCCAGGTTGAGCGGGGTGGTGAGGATCGTCGCCTTGGCCGCCCCCGTGCTTTCCCCCTCAAAATCAAACGTCCCCACCTGCGCCGCAAAACGCCGCGCCTGCAGCGGCAACTCCGTTTGCGCGTCCGGCGAAATCGCCCCGCCCGCCAGGTTGGTCAGCGCGTTCCATTGCCCGATCCCCTCCACCGCCGTCCCGTCCACCGTCGCCGCCACATCATTGACGACCACATTGTAAGGCGTCCCTTCCGCCTGCCCGCTGATCCGATACTTGAACGCGATCGCCGCGGGAATCAAATCATCCCGCTGCTGGATCTTTATTGACTCCGTGTTCGGAGTTCCGGCTTCAGCCGGTCCGACAAGGGGCAATGTCACGCCCGGCAGCAAATCTCTGGTGGAAACCTTCAGCGTCGGCGGGGTGGTCGTGTAATCAAACCACGCCACCGGGCTCCCCACATTCCCCACCCAGCGCAGCATTCGCCGGAAACACTCCGCGCACGTCAGATCATTCACCGCGTCCAGCGGCGCCCGCAACATCATCCCCGTCGTGCTCACCGTCGTGTCCCCCGGCGCGCCCGCGCAGCCCGCCACAAAATCCGGGATCAAACAGTTCGGCCCCGGCGTCGGACTCAGCTTGTAAAACCCGGAAGAATCCGTTGTGATGGCGTCAAACTGGAACTGCCCGCCCGCCGGCCAGCCCAGCCCGTTGACCGTTTGCTCATACGAGCTCTGCGCGATCACATAGGCCGCAATCTCCTTCAATTGCAGCGCGATGGAAAGATACTGCGGCCCCAATTCGCTCGTCACCGTGTTCCCCGCCGCCACCAGCGCCAGCGATTGCCCCAGCACCACTTGCGACCGCCAGTCCGCGATCTGCCCCGTCAACACGGTATTCCACGACAGCCACAACTTCTGAAAAACCAGCCGCTCGAAAAAGAAATCCCACGGCCCGGCAAATTTGTATTTGAACCCTTCCATCCGCGGCGTCCCCGTCCGCACATTTTGCTCCCGCCATCCCACAAACCACGTCTGTCCCCCGGTCCACGAGAGCACGCCGGCCAAGGGCAGTCCGGCAGGGGTGGCTGTCGGCCCCGATACCGGCGTGCGCCCCGTGGAAATCTTGATCATGGCCCCGTACGGAAAAACCTCCGCCGCGTCCGTGGCCGCCAGCAGGTCAAACGCAAAGGAATCGCTCGCCTGATTGAAAACCTCGCGCCGCCACTCGGACACTCCCCAGTCCGCGAGCGACTTTTCCATTCCGTTGCAGGTGAGGGTGGTATAGGTCATTTCACCCTCGCTCCCGGTTCACGCTAGCGCGTGCTTCCAACCGCCCCAATCGCTCCTCCAGCGCCGCCATCCGGCTCTCCTCCTCCTGGCTGATTTCCCTCCGCGGCTCTGCCATCCCGCGCTCCGCCAGCGCCTCCCCCACCATCCCCTCCAGCTCCCTCCCTAGCGCGCCGGCATCCCAAACCCCGGCCCCGGTCACGCTCATTTCGGCTTGCGCCCCCGCCTCCCCATCCTCCGCTCCCGCCTCCAGCGGCCACGCCCCGGCCGGCTGCGCCGCGGCGTCCATCTCCGATGGCGGCTGGTCCGTGGTCGAACTCTCCTCTGTCCCGGCGGCCGTCCCCGCGCCTTCCTGCCCTGCCGTTCCCTCCGGCGCTGCGCCCGTCCCCGGCGGCGGCATCGTCCCCGCTCTCTCATCCTCCGCCGTCCCGGAATCGTCGGTTCCTGCCCGGTCCCCTTCTCTCATCGCGCTGATGCTGCTTCCCGATCCCGCTTCGCTGCTTTCAACTCGGGCCTCCTCTCTGCCGGGGCGCCTCTCATGGCCTCCTTCCTCCTCGCCTCTCTCCGCAAGCCAGGGGTGCGCCGCCCGGAAACGCCTTGCCCCTTCCCGGACCTTGGCCAATCGCCTTTCCAGCCGGCCAAAACTCCGGCCCAGCGCCTTGGCTTTGCCGATGGCCTTCTCCAGTTCCGCGGCCCCTTCCTCCGCCCCGGCCAGTTCCAGCGGTGTGCTGACGCGAACTTCAAACTCGGAGCGTTCTACAGACATAGGTTGGAGCTGGCCGGCCGGTCCGCCAAAGCCGCCGCGTCATAGCCCCGCGACGGGCAGCCGGCCAACAAGGCCAAAGGCCAAAGGCTAAGTGCTAAGATTATTCCTGCTTTCATTTAGCATTCGGCATTTTGCATTGGCGTTAGCCGACCCATTCGGCTGACAATCCCGCCGCCACCAGCGCCGCCTGCCACTGCGCATCGTGGTCCGCCGTCCATTCCGCCGATTGGCTCAAGGCCGTCTTCATCCCGGCGATGTAGCTGTAAAGCGTTTCCCCCGCCGACAGCAGCGAAGGCAGATTTGTCAAGAATAACGTAATAATCGCGCTCATAATCTTCTTTTTTCTATTCGGTTAATCGGTTTTGCACGCAAAGTCGCAAAGTCGCAAAGCTCCTGAAATTTGCTTTCGTTTTTGCGTCTTGGCGTCTTGGCGTGAGCCTACTTATTCATACTCATCAAACTGGTGTATTGGCTCGCCTGCGCCACCGTCGCCGCCAGCGTATCCAGCGCCGTCACCAGCGCGTTGGACGTGCTCGTGCCCGCCTCGTAAGTCAGTTTGATCTGGTCCACCGACAGGATGGTCGCAATGCCGAACGGCACCGTGTTGGTCCCGTTGAGAATCGGCTGGCGCAGATACCTGGCGAACGGATGCGCCGCCACGCTCCACGCGTTCGAGACCGCCGGCGTCTTCATCGCCAGGTCGTCCAGCTTGAGAAACGTGTCGAAGGTGTTGTAGGCCGCCGTCTCCGCCTGCTCCGTCCGCACCACCAGCGGGTCCGATCCCGCTGCCGTGCCCGCGCATCCTTGCATCAGCCAGGCCAGTCCGAACGTCAGGACAATCAATGCCAGGGGTGGCACGGGCGATCCGCCCGTCCCGCCGGGCAGCTTGCCCGGCGCTGTGGGATTGCCGGGCAGGTTGCCCGGCAACACAGGCAGGTTGCCTGTGCTACCCTTCGCGTTGTCATGCACCGCCTGCACCGCCGCCAATTGTTGCGGCGTGATGCCTTGCGCCTCATCCGACTCGCCTTTCACCTGCACCAGGTTGCCGGCGATCGCCTGGCAAATGGCCGCGAGCAGCAGCCCGTAGGCCAGCACCTGGGGCGGGAGGGAAAGCCCCGGAATGGTGGATGCGCCACCCAGCGTCATGCCGATGGCGCTGATAATGTGCAAGATCTGAATTAACTTTGTGGTTGTCATAGTTCCTTTCATTTATCATTTGTTAAGCGATACTGTGCTGCTGATTGAACCTGTTAAATTATCCTGGGCAATTGTCACAGCCTGGCTTTGCCCGTCCGCATCTGCATTCAAAGCGGCCAGCAAAAGAACCGTTGTGAAGATGTGTTTTATTTTAAGCATAATGCTGCAACTATAACGCCGGACATGCTGCTCGAGTTTAAAATATAACTGCCAGCCGGAAAACCCGCTCCCGATGTTCCCAACCAGTCCCAGGCCGCGTATTGGGTCGGACCATAGCTGCCACTTAATTCAGTATTGCCAGCCACACTGCCAAGCAGTGTTGTTCCAACAGTGCCGGTGCCACAATCGCCGGCGGCCACGAAGAACATGTCGGAGGATGATGCAGTGAATGTGCCAGATTGTGTGGCTGCGCCAACAGTAGAAAGAAGCGAACATCCATCAACTCCCGTCACCCCGCTATATTCGGCAACAATAGCCAAGCACGGCCAGCCCCAAGCTGATCCTGAAATGGATATAGTTATTGCAGTCGCCGGAACGTTAAGCGCAGTGGCGACAAGCACATTGTTCCATCCGCCAATGTTGTACCAATTATTCGCTTGCGTCACCCAGGAAATTACTCCCACATTATCAGATATGCTTAATGCCCCTGGCGAGCTGGTCACAGCCACCACAATCAGGCAATCTCCGGCAGATGGAGTTATCGCGGGCAGGCCTGGCCCGTGAAGCAATTGCACAAACTGGAAGTTCTTCGGGCCGCTTGGTGCGGTGCGGGGGAGGAAGAAGCCGGCCTGTCTGGAAGGCTGCCCAAACACCGGCAAGCTGGAAAGCTGAAAAGCTGAAAAGAGAAGGAGTGTCACGCCAAGACGCCAAGACGCCAGGAAAACGTTGGGAGTTCCGCCTTCAGGCGGAAGGAGACCGGCTAAAGCCGGAACTCCAAACTTGGGAGTTCCGCCTTCAGGCGGAAGGAGACCGGCTAAAGCCGGAACTCCAAACTTATTTAATTTTGCATTTTTCATTTTTTGTTTTGCATTGGAGATTTTACCACATCGGCCGGACGATGCCGTTGGTCCACTTGCCCGCCGCCGCCTCGATCAGCACCTGGGTAAAATTGGTGCAATTGAAGGCGCCGGTCGTGGACATCAGGCCGTGCCCGCCGTTCCAATAGGCTGGCCCGGAAATGGTGATGGGTGAGCCGCTCGTGTTGGTGATGTTGAGGATGGCCGTGTTGTTGATGCCCGCCAGGCAGTTGATCGGATCGGTCAGGGTGATGTTGGCCGACGCTGTGTAGTCCTGCTCGCCCAGGTTCATGTCCGCGCCCAGGGCACCCGCGTTGGTGTAGCCGCGCACATTGCCGAGGAAGCTGTAGTGCTGCAAGGTCGTCCCGTAGCCGTCAAAAACCGTCCCGTTGGTCGGGAGCAAATAACAGAAGTTTGGCTGCGGATAAATCCGCGCTCCGACCAGTCCGGCTGAGGTCACGTCAAACTCGAGGCCGCCGGCCAGATCCAGTTGCTGGCCGGTCACACCATTCTCCCCCAACGTCGCATATTGGCCGGAGCCGTTGCTGAAATTCATTTTCGCCGCGCCGAAGTAGCTGACATTCCCCAGGCAGTCAATCGCGATTGCGCCGATGGGGTTGAGGGAAAAGTTCTCGATGCAATTGCTGCCGGCCCAGACCTGCGCCGTGCAAAATGTCCACGGCGGAATGAAGCTGCCGCCGTTGGGGAAGTTCGCGCCGGAGCCGCGTCCGCCGATGTTGCGCAAGACCTCCGCCACGTTGCCGTTGTTCGTGTTGACCATGAAGACATTCCAGTAATTCGGGCTGAAATCCTGGCCCCAGACGTAAAGGGCGTTGCCCGGCCCGAAAACCAGCGTGGTCGCGTTGGAGATCATCTGGTTCAGGCCGAGGGTCTTGATGTAGGTCCCGGATGGACTCCACTCCACGATGCAGTTGGTGGGGGTCAGGCCGTTGTTCCAGAGCATGCACTGCGAAATTGTCCAGATGTTGCCCAGGCCGTCAAAGGCCAGGTGTTCCAGGCCGTTGGTCATGCCATTGGGGAGGGTGAAGGTGATGTCGGGCGCGTTGCTCAGGCCGGTGGAAGCCGACACGCTGCGCATGACCATCGGCGGGATGGCGTAGGTGAAGGCGGCCGGCCCCGTGAGGTTGGCCCCGGCCGATTGCATGGAGTAAATATTGCCGTTGTAATAGGTCATGGACCACGGAACCAAAGGAGTTCCGCCAAAGGGGCTGTTCGACCAAACGAGCGTCAAGGGATAAGTCTTCCCGGTCCACTGCGAGTCGTTGGCGAAGCAGAGGAAGGCCTGGCCCTCGGAAACAAGATGCGTGCTGTTGGAGGTGTCGAAGGCGTAGCCGTAGAGCTGGCCGCCGGCCGGGGGCACGTTGGTAATGCAGAGGCTTTGGAACGCGGGATTGGGGCTGAGAACGCTGGCAAAGAAGGTCGGCTCGAGGCCGGCGTTTTGCAAGGCGGTTCCGATGAAAATTCCGTTGGTATTTTGCTGCGGCGCGCCGGTTTGGACGGCGACGGCGACCGTGGGCAGGGTCGCATAGCTGCCGATGTTGAAGGCGTTCTGGAGGGCGTTTGAGGTCGCCAGGGTGAAGTTGGTGTCATTCGCGCCCAGCGGCGCCGCGCTGAGTTGCGAACTGCCGTTGAGATTGATGGTTGAGTTGTCCGGGGCATACCCGCTGCTGGCCGCGGGCTGCCATGAAGCGGAATTGTTTTTCGAGGTGAAAACATACCCTCCCTGGCTGCCATTGGTGCTGATGGCGGCCGGGGGAATGGCCCCGGTTCCTGTGAGCCGGCTGTAAAGGGCGTTGCTGATGCTGACGGTGAAGTTGGTGTCATTTGCCCCGATGGAAAGGGTGAAATTGGTCGAGTTGGTTGCCACGGGGCTGGCGCTGATCTGCCCGCCGCCATTGGTCACAATAGTCGCGTCATAATTCGCCGCGCTGCCGCCGCCGCCGCCTGGCGGGAGACCCAGCCACGCCGAGACATTGTTGCTGCTCGTCAGGACGGAGACGCCGGCGGGCGCGCCATTGGTGCTGACGCCGGCGGCTGGAAGATTGGTCGAGTTGACGAGATTAAGCGTGGCCGCCACGCCGGCGGCCGTCAGGTTGGTCCAGACGCCATTCGTATAAACCAGGGTCTGGCCGGTGGCCGGCGAAACAATCTTGATGGGGGACAGGGCGTTGACGGCGTTGGTCCCCGCGTCCGTCGCGAGCGTCAACTGGGGGCCGTCCATGAACAGGCAGGAATTGGCCAGGCCGTTGGAGGTGGCAAAGGGGATGGTGCCGGGCCAGTAGTTGATCTGGCCGCAATTCACATTGGTCATGCTGTCGAGCAGGATGTAACCCGGCACATAGAAGTAACCCAGCTCAACGCCGACAATGGTTGAGTTGTTGCCCACGCCGTGGTGGAACTCGATGTAGCCGTTGGTGGTGGCGAAGCTGTTGTAATTGCCCCCGGTAATCGTCCAATTATCGCACCGAGAATTATTGGGCGAATCGGTTTTGATGCAGGCTTGCAAGGCGTTCTCGAAGGAACAATTAGCAATGGTCATGTCAGAGGTATTCGCTGTGGCCAGGTAAAGAATGTCATTAGTGAAATTGCAGTTGATTTTGGTATTCACGATCTTGCCGCCCGCGCCGCTCGTGCCAAAAATGCCGGCAGTGGCTGCCCCGGTAAACGGTCCAATGATGATGGTATCAGAGATGGACCAATCCCCCGCATCGGCCCAGTCCGTGTTTTCAAACCAGATGCCATAGTTTGCCTGGTCTTCAAAAATGCAGTTGTGGATGTTCCACAGGTAGCCGTCGTGCTGCTCGAGACCATTCCAGCCGCCCAAGATAAAGACACTTTCCAGGTCAATTTTTTGCCAGGAAGTTCTTGACGTGCCATTGGTGCAAAGCACGACTGCTCCGGCGGTTGGATTGGCTGCAAAATTGACCAGGCCAACCTTTTCAATCCGCCCAGCCAGCGTGTTGGAATAGATGAAAAGCGGCTGAGTCGCGCTGTTATAGGCGATCCAGGTCGCGCCATTAGTCAACTGCAAACAATTGAGCGGCAGCGGATAAGCCGTTCCCCCCATGCCATCGCCCAAAATGGTCACATTCGTTTGCAGGAAGTAAGGGCCTCGATTGGTATAAACGCCGGACGGGAAATAGAGCGTGCCGCCGGTGAGATTGATCGCGGCGACGGCACTGGCAATGCCGGCAGTCTGATCGAAGACGGGGCTGTTGGTCACGCCGAACTCGCGCACGTTGAGAAAGACGGCTGAAGGCGCGGCGCTGATCTGGCCCGACCCATTGGTGTTGATCGTCGCGTCATAGGAGGCCAGACCGCCGCCGCCGCCGCCGCCGCCCGCCGGCCCAATCGCCTGCTTGATCAGATTGCTGTTCGCCGCGAAAAAATTCGTCGGCGCGGCCAGCCCCCCGTTCGCATTGCTCACCATCAACGCCGAGCGCGTCTGGGGAAAAGCAGAAAAGCAGAAAAGCTGAAACGCCAAAAGGCACCGCGCCGCCATCGCCAAACCGCTCATCCCATGTCTCCTCTTCCTCCCATCAAAAGTTTTTTTCATAACATCATTCCATCACTCCGCCACTCCGTTCAATACCCCGTGTCTCCCACGTAAAGCGCCGGCACGCCGTTGTCATTCTCCACTCCCACCGTATAAAACTTCCCATCGCTGTCATTTTTGATTTGCAAAACCAGGTTCCCGCTCCCATCCGTCCAGGTCCGCACATTGCCCATGATCGCCGGGACCGCGCTTCCGTTCACCGGCCCGTCCAGCACCGTCACCGGCCCGTCCGCCAGAGTCATCACCTTCGCCGTCGCGTCCGCCGTCTGCAGCGTGATCCGCAGCCAATAATTCTGCGACGCCGCCCCGTTCAGCGGGATATAGGTCTGGCTGTTCGGGAACACGAACGCCGCATGCTGATACGGCGCCGCGTCCCCCGTCCACTGCGCCGCCGTCAGCGTCAAATTCATCGCCGCTGCCAAAACGGTGCAGGCCATCATCGGCGCGTTCGTGTCATTCTGCCTGGCGAACACCTGGCAGGTGACCGAGGTTATGTTTGACAGCGTCGGCGCGAGCAAGACCCCCGCCTCCCCGATCCCAATGTCAACCTCCACATCGTCCCCGCGGTAAAACAGCGGGGCCTGGCCCGTGTTCAAATCAATCAGATCAGAATTCCGCGCCGCAATATCGCAGAATAGCCGAATCGCCAATGGTCCAAGAGCAGTCATAATTTTGTAAAATCTGAAACCCTGAAATGCTGAAACCCTGCAGTGTTTAAGTCGGAAATCATTTTGGCCTTTTCGTTTTCTCGCTTTTCAGCTTTTTCTTCACTGCCACGCTCCGTTTCCCGCCACCGTGTATTGGAACTTGCAACTGACCCCCACATGCTCCGTGCATTCGATGTCAAGCATAATGGCATTGGCCAGCGTCCTCGTCACCTGGCCTGTCGCGCTCAGATGGTGGAGCGTGAGCGTGCCCGAAACCGGGACTGAGTCCGCGTGGAAGGCCATGAAATTCAGCGCCGCCTCCCTCGTCGCAAAAGCCCTTTCCACGGTGAAGCTCAGCCGGTTCTCCAGGTTGCACCGCGCCAGGTTGGTCCTGTAGGATCCCCGGAACATAGCCTGGCTTTGCCATAGCCGCGCCTGTTTCGGACGAAACCCATCTTGCACCGTCGCCCCGCTCGCATCGTCTGCCAGCACCAACACCTTCCCTCCCGCCGCTGTCATCGTAATCTTCATGCCTCCAACTCGCCTCCCCGCCTTTCCTCCGCTTCATGCTTCATGCCGCCCTCTTGCTTGCGCCTCCTCAACCCAGCACCAGCGCCGCCGTCGCCGTCCCGCTGCTCACGTTGAGCGTCGAGACAAAACCAATCTCTCCGTTCCGCAACGCCTTTCCGCCAAAGACAAATCCCGCCGTCTTCAGCGCCGCGTTCTTCACCGTCACGCTCACCGTTTGCGCGCCCGTGATCACCAGGTCCGCCGCCATCGAACTCAGCCGCGCCCCATGCCCCGCCCCCGCTCCCTGCGCCAGCAGCGCCGCGTCAATATTCGCCATCGTCGGCTCGGCCGGCCGGCACTTCGCCATCGCCCGGTAACTCGTGATCTTCATGTCCACCGTCCGCCCTTGGATCTTCACCGCCGCCAGCTTCAACTCGTGCGTGATCGTCCACGCCTCCTGCGCCTGAAAACTCCCGAATCCCCCCGCGCTTCCCCACGCCGCCGTATACTTCTGCCGCGGAATCTTTGACGCCGCCACCGCCGGCGCGCTGAACGCCTGCCCCGTGGCAATCGTGTAATAGGAATTGCTCGCGCTCGGATCCAGTCCGTTCCCCACCACCCCCGAAAATTCCACCGGCCCGATCCCCGGCTTCTCCACCCCCAGGATCAGATCCGGCATCTTCGTCACCGCCCCCGCCCTCACCGTGATCACGTCCCCGTTGTTTGACACCCATTGCAGCGGCGTGTCCGCGTTCCCGAATATCCGGCTCCCGATCGTCGGCTGCAGATACGGCCACAGCACCGCCAGATTTTCGTAGGTCAGCGGCGTCCCCGTCCCCTTGACAATCAAGTCCGTGTAAACCTCGTCCATCTCCCCGTAGAGCGCCGCGCTGATCACGCTGTTCACCGGCGCGATCTCCAGCCGTGAATCCTCCCCCAGCGCGATGTTCGCCCCGTTAAAATTGACATAGGCCGGCCCTCCCGCCAGCAATGATCTCGATATGCTCATAATTTATTGTGTGTTTGACTCCTCTCCTCCCCGCCTTCTCCTGGTCTTAATCCTAATCCTGATCTCTTCACTGTTTTCACAATCCGCAATTCCCCATCCGCAATCCGCCATTAGGTAATGGTCGCCTCCCCCGCGTCGCTCCCCAGCCTCCCGGCCGCGTAGCCCGCCCAGCGCACCACCGTCCCGCTTGCCACCGTGAACGGCGCGCTATACACCAGCGCCGCCGCGTTCCCTGGTCCCGGAAAACTCCCGTCCGTCGTGTAATAAATCCCCGTCCCTTCCTCCGTGGTGGACAAACTCACCGTCTGCCCCGGCGCCGCGATCTCCGGCAGCGCGCATTTCGCCGCCGCCGCCTCGCTCATCCGTCCCCGCAGCAGCACCCGGTAACCCAGGCAGCCCGGATGCTCCTTCTCCAGCCCCGCCAGCGGTTCTATCGCCTTCTCATCCTGGTAAAGAAGAATTTTCCCCTCAATGGCAAACTGGTGCAGTGCCGTCCGCGCCGCCCGCGCCGCCTCCTCCGCCGTCACCTGCGTTCCCCCCGCGTTGAAATTGACCTCCGGGTTCTCCACCGCGTCCACTGCCACCACCACCTCCCCCTGCGCCGGCCAGACATTCGGCTGGATGCCCTGGATGGACGGCATTCTCACCGTCAACCCGCAGCCCTTCCGTCCATTCTTTCCCGTCAAATGCGTCAGCCGCTCTTCGATCTCGCTGCGGATGACATGCCGCCGCAGCGTCGCCACCGCGACATATTCCAAGGCCGCCTCCGAATTCAGCTTGTCGCACACGTCCTGCTGCAATTGCAGTAAAAGATCCATAGTCAAATAGAATTAAGAATTAAGAATTTTGAAATTTCACTATTCACAATTCACTATTCACAATTTCTTCACGTCATCTGCATCCTCTTGAACGGCCTCAGCAATTCCTTCACCGCCCCGGCCAGCGCCAACTGCCCCACCGCCCCGCTCAACTCCGGCCGCTCCGTGATTCCCGCCCCCAGCTTCTCCCATCGTTTCCACACATTCTGGCACTGCAAGTACCACGCCAGCTTCACCTCCGCCGGCAGCGCCGTCGCCGTCCCCGGCATCACCCCGGACCCGTCCTCCGTCGTGTCAAACCAAAATCCGCCGGTGTAGGTGATCCGCAGCCGCGACCAGTAATAGCCCTGCACGGCGATAAACATCACGTAACCCTGGTCCAGTTGTTGCGCCTGGATCAGGTCCGGCAGCGCCACCCAGCCGTCCTCCACGCTGTCCTGTTTCTCGCACAAGCTGACCGTCTCCACCGGAAACCGGCTCAAATACCAATGGCGCCGGTCCCCCGAAAAAACATCCTGCTCTCCTTCCACCCGTGGCAACTGCCGGTTGCAATGCTGCTCAATCTGTCCCGCCACACCGGCTCCTATCCCGGTGATGACCGTGTCATAATTGGTGTCGCTCCGCAGCGACGCCGCCAGCAACTGCCCCTTCAACTCCGTCAAATTTCCAAGTCCGATGTTCATTTCTTCGCTCCTAATCTTGATCTTAATCCTAATCTTGACTCGCCAGGGCGAGAGCCGTGATTCGATTGCTGCTTTCTGCGTTTTGTTTTCTGTTTTTTCCCCTATGGGCGGCGGGGCCTCCCAACCCCGCCGCCCCGTCCTGCATCCCCAATCCGCGATTTGCCGTTGCCAGGCCCGGCCGGATGGGACAAATGGGAGGCATGGGATGAATGGGCCGGATCAGACCATTCGCAATTCCCGCTTCTACCCGTTGCGCTTGGGCTTGCGCCAAACCAGCACGCTATGGTTGGTCGTGCTATTGGTTCCCTGGCAGCCCATCGTCTGCAATTGCAGGTAGCCGATGCTGCCCAGGAGCGACTCCGGCAGATTGGTCACCAGCACCCCGCTGGTGCCCGCCGGCGGGATGACGGCCGTCAAGGTCAGAAACGGCGTGTTGGTCGGCGTGAAGACCGCCCCGTCCGCCGAGGCCCCGAAGGTGAGGTAGTTCGTGCAACCCAGGGGCGCGGCGTTGGTCAGCGCGCTGAACTCCCATTGGATGGCGCAGGAACCGTAGCGTGTCAGCGGGATGGGATCGCTCATCACCGCGTTGGTCGAATTGGCGGCAATGGCGTTGGTCAGCGCCGTCCCCGTGTTCGTCGTTCCCGGCGGCGCGCAGGTGATGGCCAGGCTCGAATACTCCTGGCCCCAGCCCGCCCCGGCCCACGCCACCATCATTGTCAACAATAAGTGTTTCATAATTTCAGTTTCCTTTCATTTTGCGTTTTGCATTTGTAATACGTCAGTCATGGCTGGCAGGGCGCGCACTCCGTGCCCGCCCTGCCTTTTTCCCCGCCGTCACTGAGGCATTACTTGCCTTTTGCCTTTTCCATTGTTTCAGCTGGCCGCCGTCGTGAGTATGGCAAACGCGTTCGCCTGGCGGCATCCCGTGGCCGCCCGGCCGTAAGCCCGGAAGCTCCGTTCCAGCGTGTTCCACCGGTAATGGTCCGACGATTCAAAGACGAAGTCGTCCCGCACCCCCACCACCTGCCCGTTGCGGTCCCCGAAGGCCGCCACCGGCTGATTCGGCCCGTCCGTGTTTGGCGCCGCCATCACCGGCACCACCGGGAAGCCCAGGATGGTCCCGATGGCCCCGTAGCTCGGCGCCTCCAGCGCTCCCAGGAAAATCGGCCGCCCGTTGTTGTCCTTGATGCCCATCATCCGCACCAGCATCTGCGGGTGCATCCACCAGCGCGGCTTGCGTTTCAGCACGACCGGCGCCACCGTGGTCAGGCAGCGGTTGACGTCGTCGAAATCCAGCGCCCCGGCCCTCGTGTTCCCCGTCGCCGCCGCCGCCTTGGTCCCCGCGTTGAACAGCCCGGTGAATCCGCCGTTGTTGCCGTCCGCCGTTCCGTTGCCCGAGAAGGCCGCAGTGTCAAGACGAAGATTCCACGCCTGCTGGAAGTCCTCCATGACCAGGGCCGTGACGTCGAACTCGGCGTCCTCGATCAATTGCCGGCTGACATTGAGCAGCACGGCGTTGGGCAGCACCGTCAGCGTCATCGTGCTGCCCGCCTCGTTCGTGTCGTCCGCGATGGCCGCCGCCTCGCTCGTCAGCCATTGCGCCACCACCCGCGCCGTTTTCACCGGGAAGTTGGTCACTTTGGTGCCCAGCCGCCGGACCCCCAGCGTGCTCCAGTCGCCGTACTGCGCCAGCGTGTCATAGATTTCCTTGAACAACTGGGCGATGATCAAGGTCGCTCCTTCCCCCGTGTCCTCCCCGATGGCCCGGGCCAAGGGTTCGCAGGCCTGCCGCAGGTCCCCGTTCCGGTCCACGGCCAGCCGCACCGCCAGATTGAGCCGCGCCCGTTTCTCCGGGTCGTTGACGATGCGCTGGATCGGGTCCATCCCCGCCGCGACCGCCTCGGTGCGCAACTGCATCTGCAGCTTCTGCACCGCCGTCAGGATTTGCGCCCGGTCGTTGGCCGTGTTTTTCAACCGCGTCAGCTCCTCCATGGTTTGCTTGGTTTCGCGGCCCAACTGGTCGTAATTCTTCAGCAGCGTCTCCTGGTTGCGCTGCACCGCCTGGAATTTTTCCTCCACGGCGTTGACCCCCCGCAGGACGGTCTCCTGGAACTGTTCATCACTTAAGGTCTTCATAATTTTTCACTCTTCTTGTTGCATTGCTTTGTGCCATTCCTCCAAAAATCTCGCCCGCGCCTGCTCCCGGGACGGCGCGGCGGGAGCAGGACAGTCGGCCGCGCGGCCGTTTTCACGTTGTGAGTATTCCAAGGAAAGTGTCTCCATGTCGGCGTCGTTGATCGCCCCCGCCTGGTAAGCCTTGGCCAGGGCGTTGGGATTGGACCCGACCACGCAGCAGGACAACTCCACCTGTTCCTGCTCGGTATAAATGGTGCGCACCGCCGCGTCGGCGGGCAGGCCCAGCTCCTTCAATTGCCGGGACCATTCCTCCCCCGAATGGGGCGTGACATACTTGACAGGGAAGAACCCCACGCTGACCGCCTTGAGGTAGCCGGCCTCCGTCATCTTCCAGCCGATCTGGGCCAGCTTGTTCTCCGGCACGTCAATGGCCCACTGCACCCGTTCGATGAGGCGCGCCCCTTCCACCCGGAAATCAATCACCTTGCCCAGGCATTTCTCGATGCTGGAATAATCGTGCGAATCCACGAAGGGCGAATTCTTGGCGAAGTTGTTGAACCGCCAGCCTCCGGCCCGGATGACCTCCTTATAGCTGTCAATACTTTCATCCGACGCGATATAGTCCACGAGGCCGTGGCGGGCGTCCACCACCCGGACCTCCGGGTGGATGAGGCGCCGCAAGGGTTGGGCCGCCATGGCCGGCCAGCCTTTGGAGGGCGGGAGCCGGCTCCCGCTTTGCTCGCCCGCGGCAGCGGCCTTGAGCGGCAAGGAGGCAAAGGAACTCAAGGACCTCAAGGACGGATCGGGCGGAGGGGAGGCCTGGGAGGCAAGGGAGGAATGGGACGGATCGGACAATCCGCCATCCGCAATGGGAAGCCGAAGTTCGGCCAATCCGCAATTCAGGGCCGCCCCGATTTCCTCCCAGGCCAGCGCCGGGGCCCTTCGTTTCGCGATCTGGTTAAACTGCGCGCGCACCGCGTCCGCCTTCCCTTCCTCCCCGGCCGCGGCTGCCGCCTCCTCGATGTCGCGTCCGATGCGTTGCGCCTCCTCCCGCCAGAGTGCCTCCCGGCTGTCCAAAAACTCCCTGGCCGCCTCGTCCGGCAGGGCCAACCCTTCCGTGCGGCCCGTTTCCGCCAGCCGCGCCGCGCCCGCCTTTTGCAAGGCCGCCGTCAGCACCGGGCGCAGGCCCGTGCCCAGCGCCCGCGCGAACTCCGCAACGTCAAATAGATTGGTCGCGACCAGTTGCCGTTCCAGCCGGCGCAGCGTCTCCCCGCGCGCCTTCATCAACTCCCGGTTAAACCGCGAGATAAAGCCCTTGACCATCGGCTGTCCCCAGGCTGGCCAGCCTTTGCAGTGCGGGAGCCGGCTGCCGCTTTCCTCTCCTTCGCCTGGCTGGAAGGAAAACGGCGAAAAGGGCCTCAAGGACGGAAAGGACGGATCGGGCGGATTGGACCGATCAGTTGGATTAGTCGGATCGGGCAATCCGCCATCCGCCATCCGCCATCCGCAATCCAGCGCCCTCTTCAATCGCGCCACCGGCCCCAGTTCCCGGCGCATCAGCGCCACCGTGTCATCCATCGTATCACCCGGCGCCGCCTCCTCATCCCCTTCCTCGTCCACGATCTCCTTGAGCTTGGCCGAGACATACCCCTTCTCCCAGGCCGGGCAGGGCGGCAGTTCCAGGTCCAGGTAATCATTCAGCGACTTGAGCGGCACGCCCATGGCAAAATACTTCTGCGCCGTGTCGGCCCGTTCCCGCCGCACCGCCTGGATGACCGGATGCTCGTCCCAATTGAGCGACGCCCTCACCTCCGCCGCGCCCTGCCGCCGCAACACCTGGTTGATCCCCTGGCAAATCTTCTCCCCCAGCGGGATGCAGGTCTCGGCGATCAACATGAACCAGTCCGAGGCCGACCCAATCGAGTAACTCGCCTTGACGTCGGCCATCGAAGCCGGCACGCCCATGGCGATAAACACCTCGTGCCGGTTCTGCAGCCGGGCCGCGATGAAATCCGCGTCCGGCACCTGGATTTTCGGGTCCTCGATGGTGATGTCCCCGTCCAGGAACACCGGCTTGAAGACACCGCGCTGGGCCAGCTCCCGTTTCTCGCGGATCTGGTCAATGATCTGCTGGCGCTGGCCGTCCAGGGGCAGGCCGTCCTTGGCGATGACATAAACCCCCTGGTCCCCGTTGTTGCGCATCAAGTTGAGGTTGAACTTGCCCGCCAGAAAGTCCGCTTCCGCCGCGTCCCGGCACGGCTTGAGTTCCGCCAGGCCGCGCCAGTCATTGTAGGGATTCCACATTTTCAACTGGATGACCTGCTCCGGGAGGAGGAGCGCCTGGTGGCCCGCCGCGTCCACGTACTGCCAGCCCTGCAACACGCCATTCTTGACAACATGGCGCATGCGGTCGGGGCGGGCCAGCACCAAGCCTTGCGGCGGGGTGGCCGGGGCGCGGCCCAGGCCGGAGCCCGCCAAGGAGGAAAGGGGCGAAGGGGACGCATGGGAGGAATGGGATGGTTCGGAGGGCGGGGGTTGGGGAGCGGCTCCGGTGGCGGCGCCGGACCAGTTGGCCGGAAAGGGCAGCAGCCAATGGTCGTCCAGAATCCAAAAAGCCTCGCCTTCCAGCTTGAGCCATCCCACGGTGGCCTCGATCAAATCGGTCCGGGTCAAACCCGCTCCCGGCGTTTCCCAGAAAGCCTCCAGTTCCGGCTGGTGGAACCGTTCCCCCGCCCGGGTAAAATTCAAATCCACCGCCGCGATTGGCCCGGCGATCTTCTTGATGGCCCGCATCACCCAGGTGGACTGCTCGAAGGCGCGGTACATCTTCTCCCCGCCGGTCGCGTCGTAGGGCATGATTTTATTGAAGGGAAAGGGCGCGCCGCTCTTGAAAATCAAGGCCGCGGCGGCATGAAGGCGGGAAAAGAAGGTGGGCTTCATCAAGTTCATATAATCTGCGCAAAAATCCTGTTGCGGTTGGTTTGCTGCCGGGCGGCGTGCAAGGCCAGGGCCAGTGCCCAAAACCGGTCGGCATGCCCGTTGGCCGTTCGCTCCCCCGTGAAACGGATGTTCCCCGAGGCGGTCGCTTCCTTGCGCATGCTGCGCAAATCCGCGCGGATGAATTTGTCCGCCGGGATGCGCACCGTTTTCTTTTCAAAGGCCGTGCGCGTGGTGTAAGCCAGGTCCTCCTTCACCGCGCTGGTGAACTGAATCCCCTCCACCTTGTAGCGTCCGAACCGTTGCGCCGCCCGCTCGGCGAACTGGCGGCCGAGGCCGGTCTGGTCAATGCAGCAGCGCTGGAAATTGGGCAGCGCGAGGATGCCGTAAAGCCGCTCCTCCTGTTCCGCAAAGGTCGCCTTTTCCAGGCAGACCACCTGGCGTGTCGCCAGCACATCCCCCACCCGTTCCAGCAGCCAAATCACCGTCAAATCATGTTCCCTCCCCACATCCACCCCCGCGTAGAGCGGCCCGGCCGGGCGATCAGCCGGATTGGCCGGATTAGCCGGATCAGACCATCGGCCATCGGCAATGGGCGATCCGCAGTTGCCGGGGCCGGCAAGAGGGGAGGAAGGGGAGGAATGGGAAGCATGGCAGGCGGGGGATGGTTCGGGCGATCCGCAATCCACTTCACACCCCGCCATCAGGTCGTAGGACAGGAAGGCGGCGTTGTCATCGCCGGGGACACACATAAACTCCTGCAGCCAGGTCTCCTCGTCGGCGCATTCGTTGCGCATGGCTTGGAGGAAATCGTCGTCGCACCATGGCAGGCGGGCATCATCCGGATTGGCCGCGGCCCATTTCAATTTGAGTTTGGCGAGGAGGCCCTCGCGGCAGGCGTCCTCGATGGTGACGCGATGGAGGGAAAAACCCTTGGGATTGCCCTTATGCTTGACCTCATTGACCAGCTCGTTGAAAAAATTCGCCGTCCCGCGATGCGTCGAGATGATGTCCATCCCCCCGCCCCACATCGTCCCCGGCTGGCCGATGGAATAGAGCAGCCGGTTCTCCCCATTCAGCGCGAACTCATCAAACACCCGCCGCCCCCGCTTCCCCGCTTGCGCGTTCGGATTGCTTGACAGCGAATAAATCGCCTTTCCATTCTTGAACGGCAGTACCTGCGCCGAAATTTTTTCCTTCGCATCCAGCACCCGCAACTCCAATTTGCTGAAGAGATGGTTGCCCAGCCGCGCCCAATGCGCGCAATCCATCCCAAACAACTCCGCCTGCAGCTCGTCGCTGCTCGATACCCACGCGTCGTATTGGTTCCCGGCAGCCGAGGTTTTCCTCACCAGATCATAAGCCGCGCAGAGGCTGATCCCGATCTGCCGCGATTTCTCCATGATCCTCTTCACCGCCCCATCCCGCAACCACCTCACTTGGTAAGGCAGAAAATATCTCTCCATCCTTATCCGTCCCTTTGGTCCTTTTGGTCCTTCCACTTGGTTATGCCGCTTCGTTTTCATGCCAGGTTCAAATCCCGCTCCAGTTGGTCCCACGCCTCCTTCGTCACCGTCCCCAATTTGCCCTCCTCCTTCCCCGCCGCCTCGACTTTCTTCTTCGCCAGCTTGAATTTCTTGCTTTCCAGTTCCAATCTCTTCTCCTTCAACTCCCGCTCCCGTTCCCGCACCGCCACCTTTTCCCGCGTCAGCAACCGGTCCAGCGGCCGCAGTTGTTGCGAAACCGGAATCTGCGCCAACTTGGCCGCCATCATTTCCTGGCTCACCGACGTGACGAGCGCGTCCAGCGCTGCCGTTCGCTCCTTCGGCAAATACCTCCTGGCCACCTTCATGAATTGGTCCCCTATCTCCCCCTCCTTGCACAGCACTCCCAGGGTCCTTTCCGTCTGGATCCGCTGGAAAATCCTGGCCAGCATTCTCCATTGCGGCTGCTGGCCCGCGAAGCGCGAACCGCCCGGCCACGGCGGGCAGCTTTCGCTCGCCTTCTCCAGGTTGCGCCCCGGCGTGAATATCTCCGAGTAAAACAAATCCAACTGCTCCAGCGATTCCCGCGCCAGCGCTTGCTCGTAAGAATACGGCCGCAGCTCGTCGAACGACCGCAAATCCCCGCCGTACGACTCCACAATCTCCCGCAGCCGCTCCCGGTCGAATTTCTTCCTGGTCCTCATTCACATCCGCTCCTTTTTCCTGCCAAAGATATTTTGCCTTTTTCGGTGGATATTTTGCCTTTTTCGGTAGGGCGGCGCGGCCGCGCCGCCCAAGAATCTCAGAGTTCATTGGCGCGATTTTCAAAGGGCGAATCTAAACCCCTCTTCCTTCCAAATCGTCCACCCCCGCCGCCGTAATGCGCCAGAGGCGGTTGCCCACCGAGTGCGACTTGGGCACCTCCGCGACAAAACCCTTGTCCATGAAATACTGCAGCTCGGTTTCGATGTCCTCCGGCGCGAATCCCTTGAAACCGCAGGCGCGCAGGGTGACATCCAGCGTGACCAGGCTCAAACCGCATCCGGCGGCGGCGCGGAAGGCGCGGAGCACCGTTTCCCGAAACACTTCATGTTGTTGTGCATTCATAATTTAGGATTGACAGGGTGGCGATGTCCACGGACCAGTTGCTCGCGATCTTTTTCTCCCGTCCATCCGCTCCATCCTGTCAAAATTGTCAGTCTTCATGGCCGCTGCCAGATTCTCAGGTTCAAAATGCGGTCAAATTATCTCCCGGATTTTTGGGCGGCGCGGCAGCGCCGCCCTGCCAGGGATTGCAAATATCTTCTAGGTCTTTTTGGTTTCCATCAGGCGGTCCAGTTTGGCGCTCAAGAGGACGGTCTGCTGATTATTCAAATCCACGGCCGACTTCAGCCCCTCCATGCCTTCGGCGATGGGGTTGATGCGGTTGTGCAGCTTTTCCGCCCGCGCCTCCCCGGCCAATAGAATCTCCGTCTTGTCCGCCTCCATTTTCGCCCAGATCTTGGCGCTGTCTTCTTCCAGCCGGCAGACCCGGCGGTCAATGGCGCTGACGCTGAACTCCAGTTGCTCATTGGGCGGCTGCGGGGTGCGTCCCCGGATGCGGTCCACCAGCTTGGAGCCTTCGTTAAAGAGCATGAGGGCGAAGGCCAGGCAACCCAGCCAGGCGGCGATTTCCACTGGAGCGTTAAATTCCATTCCTGCCTTCCTTTTTGGGCGAAGCGGCGCCCGCCGCCCGGCCCGCTACGGACAATACTGTAACTATCACATTACAGAATAATTTAAGTTTCATGCTTACTATTTAATCATACCTTTTAGAAAGCGACTCCGTACCGTACGGATGAAATAGAGGCCAAAAAAGGCGTTTTTGACCCCCCAAAAACCCTTGTAAACACTCGGTAAAAGCGTTTTCGACCCCCAATTTGCAGAAATGCAAAAGTGAAAAAAGTTTGGCCGGACAGCCTTTTTAGCTGCCAAACGGCTCATTTTTCGGCCCGTTTTTTGAGGGAGGCCCTTCCCCCGCTGCGCAAGTCCTTGATTATCAACTAAATGGAGGTTAGGAAAAAAGCGGCGTGGCGGCGAAACGGGGCAAAAGCGGGGGATTTTTGCGATGCCATGGCCCAGAAGCACTCATTTTCGGTGAGATTTGACCACGGATTTCACGGATTTCACGGATAGCACGGATGAAGATCGCGCGTTCGAGACACTTTCCAATCCGTGAAATCCGCGAAATCCGTGGTTCCTTGCTTTGGCTGCGGTTCTGCCGCGCGGCGCGTTCCGGGCTGCTTCGGATGCTTGCTGGAGGGGACGAGCGAATCGGATTAAGATTAGGATTAAGATTAAGAGGGGCAACGGTGGGTCATGGGGCAGCGCGGCGGGAGAGGACGGAGGCGGGCGGAGGCGGGATGGGCGCGAACGGGAGAGTGTTTGGAGGCTGGGCGGCAAGGCCCGCCAGGAAAGCGTCCAATTCGGCGCGGAGTTTTTCCAGGGGGAGGCCGACGACGTTGGAGAAGGAACCGGAGATGGAGGCGACGAGTTGGTTGCCTTGTTCCTGAATGGCGTAGGCGCCGGCTTTATCGAGGGGATTGACCTGGCGGTGATAGCGGCGGATTTGAGCCGGGGTGAGGGCGCGGAAGGTGACGTCGGTCTGTTCGCAAAAGACTTTTTGGCGGCGGGCGCGGGAACAAAGCAGGCAGACGCCGGTGGTGACCTGGTGGGTGCGGCCTTGGAGGAAAGCGAGCATGTCGCGGGCTTCGGCGCGCGAGCGGGGCTTGCCGAGAATGGCGGTTCCCAGGGCGACCAGGGTGTCCACGCCGATGACCAGGGCGTCGGGGAATTGGCGGGAGACGGCGCGGGCTTTGCGGATGGCGTTGAGGCGGGCCAGTTCGCCGGCGCTCCAGTGGGGGCCGAGGGTTTCGGGGACCTGGCTGGGGACGACGTGAAAGCGGGGGCGGAGTTGGCGGAGCAGTTCGGAACGCCGCGGCGAGGCGGAAGCGAGGATGAGAAGCGGGGCTTGCAT